GTTGTTTTGTCGGGCGGCAAGAATGGATGCGGGGTGGCAATGTCGGGGCGGCAAGACAGAGGTGCGAGGCTTGCCGCTGGGCTTGCCGGGTTTGACAGGACGGCAAGCGGTGATGGCAAAATCGACTTCTGCAGCGCTGCTCGCCCGTTTCGTCGCGGACACAGGCACCAATCCCCGAACGGCGCGGCACTACCGTGCGACGAACAACCCGCTTTGGCTGGAGTGGCTGACGGTGAACGGCACTGTCGAGATCGAGCTGCCGGCGGAGCGGCCGCTGGCGGAGCCGGCCGTCGGCGTCTCGTCGGATCCGGTGGAGATCGCGCGCGAGGTGGAGCGGCTCGCGCTTTCGACGCTGCGGGAATGCGGCCGGCAGAAGGCACTCGCGACGCAGGCCAAGAAGCCGGAGCTGATCGTCGGGTGGACGACCGCCGAGATCCAGAGCCAGAAGCTCTACTCGAACGCACTCGCCTCGCGCGAGCGGCAGGAGCAGAAAACCGGGCGCACGATGCAGGCCGCCCAGGTGGTGAAGGAGCGCATCGAATTCGCCGCGGCGATCCGCGAGCTGTTCCGAGCGCAGCCCGCCGAGGTCGGACCGCAGGCGAACCCCTCGAACCCGTCGCTGGCCATCCGAGCGATCGAGCGGTGGTTTGCGGAGAAGCTGCATCCCGCGCTGATGAGTCTGCAAGACGGTCAAAATTTCGCCGGAGCAAGCCCGGCTGGGGGGCGGGGGGAGGAAGAGCCGTCGCCACAGCTTTCGCTCTCATGACGCTTGTCTCCGCTTACGCTTCCGAACTGCTGGAGCCGATGCGGCCCGACCCTATCACGTGGGCGCGGCAGCTCGATCTGCCGGCGCGGGAGTCCGCCACGTCGCCGGGTCGCTATTACCCGGAGCCCTATCAAGCGGAGATCATTCGCGCGAATACTTCGCGCGACGTTTCATCCGTCACCGCGTGCATCGGTACGCAGGGCGGCAAGTCGCTCAGCTTCGCGATCTCGCTCCTCTACCTACTCGACGTCGATCCGGGCAACGTGCTCATCGGCACGGCGACGCAAGACATGGCGAAATCGCTCGGGCGCGAGCGCCTGCAATCGATCATCGACGAAAACCCCGTGCTCGCGCGGCACAAGCCCGCCGACGTCGATCTCTACAAGGTGCAAGAGATGAGCTTCGACCGCGCGACATGGGTGCTCACCGGCACGCAGTCGAGCAACGGCGTGATCTCGCGCCCGTGCCGATACACGTGGATTGATGAAGCGCAGCGCGCCGGCATCGGCATCATCGCCGAAGCGGAGCAGCGCACGAAGACTTTCCCGCACACGCATAAGCATCTGCGCTCCGGCACACCGACCACGCCGGAAAATGATCTGTGGCGGCTTTATCTCAAAGGCACGTGCGAGCATTGGCACCACGCCTGCCCGCACTGCGGCGGCGAGTTCGCTTTTCAAAACTACGCCGACGACCGCACCGGCTCGAGCGATCAACCGCCCGCCGGTCTCACGTGGTCGCCGGAAGCAAAAGTCGACGGGCAATGGAACGAAGAGCGCGTGCGCGCGACGGCTCACTATCTTTGCCCGCACTGCGCGCAGGCCATCACCGAAGACCAGCGCCTGCCGATGGTGCGCGCGGGTCGTTTCGTCGTCACCAATCCGAACGCCAACCCGGCTAACCGCAGCTTCTGGGTGCCGAGCCTGTGCACGCGCGACGTCACCTTCGGCGAAATGGCGGTGCAATTCCTGCGCGCGCTGTCCGATTTCTTCGGCTTCCGCGAGTTCCTCAATGGCTATTGGGCGCTGCCCTTCTCCGCCTCGGCGGCGGCGGTGAGCGATGCGGCGGTCGATGCCTGCCGCGGCACGCATCGCACCGGCGAGATCCCCTTCGAGCCCACGCACCTCACGCTCAGCTCCGACGTCGCCGATGCGATGACGCATTGGGAAGTCGCCGCGCATGGGCCGGAAGGCGAGCTGGCCGTGATTGATTCCGGCACCGTGCTCGCGCCGGAAGACGTGCTCGCGCAGCTCGACCGCACCTATCCTGCGCCATCGGGCAAGACGTGGCGCGTCACGTTCGGGCTGATCGACTCCGGGCACCAGGCACATCGCGTCTATCGGATCTGCGCGCGGTCGTAAGGTCGGCTATGGCCGTCGAAAGGCAGCGGCGCCGAGACCGGTCGCTCGAATTGGACACAGAACCCGATCGCCGATTATCCTGGCCTGTGGCTCATCACCTACATCGATCACACCGCGAAGCTCGAGCTCTACCTGAACCGGATCGGCAAGCGCCTCCCGCCTCCCCTCACCTTCCCCGTCGACGCCACGCCGGCCTTCCTTCATGGGCACTGCGGCCAGCGGCTCAAGACCGAGAAGACCGCGCGCGGTTTCCGGCATTTCTTCCCACCCGTCGCCGACGATCACTTCGGCGATTGCACGAAGCTCAACCTCGTCGCCGGATCGATCATCCGCAGCCGACAGGCGTGACTTTTATGAAAACCAAAGAAAAACGACAATTCATCGAAAGTATCATTCAGCGGCTCAATGATGTTGTGCTCCCAACATGGGAGTCGCCGATCATCTTTCCGCTCTCTCAAAAGAAAACGGGATTTTACGTGAGCCTCACAAAAGAGGAGGAATTTTCGTGCGAGATACCGTGGAAGGAATTTGCTTCTGGCGTGATGGAATCGGAAATCGATGTAATCGAGCGATATTTGCCTTTATTTGAAAAACTCGTGAAGCGGATGAAAAAGGAAGTTTCGGCGATGGAGGAATTTCGATCAGAATAGCGCTTTGACACTCGCGCCACGGCGTGAGCGACTCCGCTGATCTCCGCCGCCTCGACTTTGCCCGCCGTTACATGCGGCGCACTTACACGCGCGCGCAGATCGCGACGCTGAGCGATGCGTGCATGTCGGCGCAGGGCTCGACGGATAAGCTCTCGACCATCCTCATCAGCACGAACTTCGGCGCCTCGGGTGGCACGGCTGCGCTGACGGGGCTGCAGCCGTTCGATCTCGGGGCGATCTGCGAAGACCTGATCGCAGAGATGGATCGCGCGGGCGTCACGTCGTGGACCGCGGCACAGTCGGCGGTCTACTCCGGCCCGCCGGCTTTTATTGGCGTCGATTTCAATCGCGGCAATTACCTGAACGGCTCCGCGCACGGTGTCTGATCTCGCAGGTGGCTGAACCCGAAGTCTATTAACTGACGCGGGCGCTATCACGTTATGCGTGAGAGCGATAAAGCACTCTGGCTCCATGCCGGAGATCCGGTAGGGCGGGCTGGCCTCCGCCTGATGGTGCGCATTTGACGGTGCGCCCTGCGTTTTGACACTTGAAAGCGGGCGTGAATCAAGCGCGCGCTTCTGTCGATAATCAAGCCACCCCTGCTCCGAAATCAACGCACGGAGGAAAGCGCGCGGGCGCCGGGCGCAAGACCTCGGCGGCGCAGATGAAAGCGCTGATCGAGGCGCTCAACTTCAGCGCCTTTCCCGCGGCGGATCGGTTCGCACCGGGTCGCTCTTATGTCTGGTCGAATCTCTCGACCGCCAATAAAGAGCACACGCAGAGCACGCGCGAAGAGATCGCGCGAAAAGCGCTGGCCTTCTATGCGTCGAGCGGCTGCGCGGTGCGGGCGATCGATGGGCCGGCACGCGCGGCGGTCTCGCACGGGCTCACTCCCTATCCGTGCACGTCGTCGAGCGAGTTCAATAACGCCGTGCGCTTGCGCTTCGAGCAAGGGCCGGAGTGCGACGCGCGTTTCTTCGATGCCGCTCGGCAGGTGAACTATCACGAAGCCTGCGACCTCCTCCTGCGCGGAGCGGACCTGATGGGCGACATGTTTTGGCAGAAGCTGCGTGCGTCCGATGGCACCACGCGCGCGCGGCTGGTCGAGGGAATCTTCGTCGGCAATGCGCGCAAAGTCGGTGCGGCCTTCGATGAAGACCAGTGGACCGACGGGTGCCGGCTCGACCCGCTCGGTGCCCCGATCGCGTGGCGCGTGCTCCAGGCACCGGGCAGCGATGTCTTCACCGATGTCCCGGCCGATCAGCTCATGCAGTTCAAGCGCACGCGGCGAGTCGGCGGTGTGCGCGGGGTGAGCGCGCTGGCCATCGTCGCGGCGAATATCCACGACCTTGAAGACATCGTGGCCGACGTGAAAGCGGGCTACAAGATCGCGGCCAAGTTTCCCTTCGCCTTCTACTCCGAACGCGGTGCGGGCGTCTTCGGCACCATCGACTCGAGCTTCAACAGCACCACCGGCGAAGAAACCCGCACGCTGAAGCAGCGCGCCGGATCGGGTGTGCTCGATCTACGCCCCGGCGAAAAGGTCGAGAGCATGAAGAACAACGTGCCCGGCGAAACCTTCAGCCCGGTCACGAATGAAATCCGCCGGCAGATCGCCGAAGGCGTCGGCGCTCCGTATAACATCCTCTACAACCTGTCCGAGATCGGCGGGGCGAATAACCGCTGGGCGCTCGTCGAGTATCAGTTTTTGCTCGATGAAAAGCAGTGGCAGCTCGTCAGCCAGTTCTGCCGGCCGTGGTATCAGGACTGGGTGTGGCACGAGATCGAAGCGGGCTATTTCAACGGCATCGCGGTGCCGGATGACTGGTATGCCGTCACCTTCGGCACCCCGGCCAAGCCCACGGTGGACGCTGGCCGCGACGGTGCGCTGTTGCTGAAGCAGATCGAAGCGGGCTTCGTCGAGGAAGACTATGCGCACGGGCTCTTCGGTCGCAATCCCGCTGAGCAAGATCGCATGCGCTTCGAGCGCGCGATGCGCCGCCGGCAGATGCTCGCCGATTTCAACGCGAAGCTGCCCGCGGGCGAGGAGCCGTTTACGCCGGAGGAAGTGTGGGCGCATGCGCCGAATACCGCCACGCCGGATAACCCGACCGTGGCCGATCCCGGCTCCGCCGCCGCTGTCGCGGCGGCGTCATGATTTGACACCCCCGCGGCGGGCGTGAGCAATTCCATCACTATTTTCGCAGCTGCGACCGATGCGCGAGTCGATGCCGAGGCCGGCATCCTGCGCGGTGTGTCGATCATCACCGAGGGCGAGGCCAAAGGCCACGGCATGCTCATCGACTCCACCACGCTCGAGCAAGTGAAAGCCTGCATCGAAGCCTTCGGCGCCGACGGCGTGAAGGTGAAGGTGGATCATTGGAGCGGCTTCGACGGCATCGTCGGCACCGTGAAAGACTGCGTGATCGATGGGACGCAACTTCGCGCCGATCTGCACCTCCTCACCACGCACGAAGCCACGCCGCAGATCCTCGAGATGGCGAGCACGATGCCGAGCCAGTTTGGCCTCAGCATCGCCTTCAGCGGTGAGCCGGAAGACAAGACGGTGGATGTCGACGGCGTGCAGGTGCTCGCTCGCTATGCGCGCTGCGCCGAGCTATACAGCGTCGATCTCGTCGATCAACCCGCCGCCAATCCGACCGGCCTCTTTTCCGTCCCGACGGAATTCGAGCGCACCTTCGCCGCCTCGCTGAAACGGATCGAAAAGCAAAACACCGAGCTCACCACTCTCCGCGCGAACCTCGACGAGGTGAAGCAGGAAAAGACCGCGCTCGCTGCAAAGATCACCGAGCTGGAAACAGCCGCCGCGACCCGCGAGCGCCACATCACCCTCCTCAAAGCCGCCCGCGGCCTCGTCGCCGCGACCGTCGTCCCGCCCGTGCAGGCGCCGAGTTCGGAGCCGACGGACTCGGATCTCTACGACCGGTTCAAAGCCGCCGACCCGACGGAATCCAAACGCCTCCTCGAAGACCCGAAGCTCGGGCCGCTCATCCGCGCCGAAAGCCGCCGCCGCATCTCCGCAAACTAATCACCACCACCACACACTAGCACACTATGGCCACTATCAACTTCGACGACAAGATCTTCGCGCAGGACATCCTGCAGCAAGTCATTAAGCGCATCGCTCCGCTCGCTGCGTTCTCCACCGACTTCTCCCCGCTCGCCGCGGCGAAGGGTGACTCGATCGCCGTGCCGCTCATCGGCGCCGCGACCGCGACCACCTTCAGCCAGACCGATAACTCTAACAATCCTTACGAGCAGTCGGGCGGAAGCATCAGCGCGATCACGGTGGCGCTGAACGAAAACCACCTCGTCCCGGTGGACATCACCGATCTGCAGGCGCTGAACCAGTCGCCGGCCGTCGCGGAAAACTTCGCCATCCAGGCGGGTTCCGCGCTGGCAAATCGCGTTTTCAGCCGCATCACCTCACTGGTGACGAGCACGAACTTCGGCGCAATCGTGACCACGCTCGCCGCCGCGAGCTGGACGCTGACGCAGATCCGCGCGCTCAAGCTCACGCTCGAACAGCGCGATGCCAGCATGATCCGCCGATCGCTCTTCATCCCGGTCGAGATCGAAGACGTGGCGCTCCTCGGCAACACGTCGATCAACGCGGCTTATGCCTACGGCTCCGACATCGCGATTAAAGAAGGCAAAGTGCCGCGCGTGCTCGGCTTCGATGTCTATGCGCTGAACCAGATCCCGCTGAACGGCATCTCGCTCGTCGCGTGGGCTCAGGACGCCAACGCCATCGCGGTCGCGATGCGCTACAAGCGCCCGCAAGACGTGTCGATGCTCTCCGCCTACGAAGAGCTCACCGACCCGCGGACGGGCTTCAGCTTCGCCTATCGCCGGCACTACAATCCCGGCAGCGGCAAGCATCACATCAACCTCGAATGCCTCTTCGGCATGACGCAGGCGATCACGCTCAACCTCGCGCTGGCCACCAAACCCTAGCGCTGAACCCTGAAACATCCGCGCGTTCTGCGGCGCGCGGGTTTCGGCCCACTTTGGCGGCAGCCCCACCATAGGCACCGCCCGAACCCGAAGCCCGGCTTTCCGCAGAGAGCCGGGCTTCTTCTTTTCCCATGAAACTCTCCCTCTGCATCATCACCGGAAACATCGGCGCGGCGCTGATGAATCGCTTTCTCGATCAATTCGCCCCGCACGTCGACGAGATCGTGGTGATCCGCGCGATCGGGGCGCAGGAGCCGGATGAATCGCTGCAAGTGGCGCGGGCGCGCGGGTGCATCGTGGGCGAATATGCAAACACGCGGCCGGACTCGGAATCGTGGGCGCACGTCGACGACTTCGCTGCGGCGCGCAACTTTGCCTGGAGCATGGCAAGCGGCGACTGGGTGATGTGGGCGGACACCGACGACATGATCACGCGCGAAAGCGGAGAGCACCTGCGCGCGCTGCTCGCCGAGCATGGGGGGAAGTTTGATTGCCTGATCACGCCTTACGTGGTGCCGGATGCGGGCTATCAGCACAACCTGCGCGAGCGCGTGGTGCGGCATGGGCTGGCGCACTGGGTGCAGCCGGTGCACGAATGCCTCGCGCCGATCGAGCCGGATGGAAAATGGCGCACGCACACCGATGCAAGCGTGCAGATCGTCCACAATCCGCCGGTCGATGTGCCCCGCGGTCGTGGCGGGCGGAATCTTCGCATCCTGCGCTCGCTTCAGCCGCACGAGATCACGGCTTCGCTGCGTTATCACTTCTTCGCCGAGTATTGCGTGAACGGTATGATCGCCGAAGCCGCGCAGGCCGCGGAGGCGTATCTGCTCCAGCCGGATGCCGGCCGCGATGAGCGCTACGAGATCACGCTCTGGATGGCCATGCTTGCGACCGATGCCACGACGAAGGCGAACTGGGCGCAGCTCGCGCTTTCGATCTGCCCGGAGCGGCGCGAAGCCTATGTGCTGCTGGCCGACATCCGACTGAATGCGGGCTTGCTCGAAGAGGCACGGGCGTATCACCACGCCGCCGGTGCGCAGCCGCTGCCGGAAAAGAGCTCGTGGAATCTGCGCCGGTCGATGTGGGGATGGAAACACGTCCAGCAAGGCGCCCGCATCGCGCGCACCGAGGGAGCTTTTGCCCATGCCGATGCGCTCGAGCTGAATCATTTCATCCGCTCGGGCGGGAAGATCAGCCTGCTCCATGCCACACGCGGTCGGGCGGAAAAGGCAGTCGAAGCGCGTGAGCTGTGGCTGACCCGCGCGGAGAATCCAGACGCGATCGAGCATATCTTCGCGTGCGATCCCGACGACGAAGACGGACCGAAGCTGGCGGCGTTTCGGCACATCGTGCAAGATCCCGACGGTGGACCGGTCGGTGCATGGAATCTCGCGGCGACGGTAGCTCATGGCGAGGTGCTCGTGCAGGTGAGCGATGACATGGTGCCACCGCAGGGCTGGGACCGGCTCATCCTGCATCGCCTCGGCGATCTCTCGCAGCCGCGCGTCCTGCGCGTGAGCGATGGGCACCGCACCGATGGGCTCATCGTGCTCGCTATCGTCACGCGGGAATGGGTGAAGCAGACCGGCTATCTTTTCCACCCGGCCTTCTTCTCCATGTTCAGCGACAACTGGCTGACCGAGCAGGCCACGCGAGCCGGTGCGATCATCGAAGCGCCGGAGATCATCTTCGAGCATCGCCACCCGGTCTTCACTGGTGAAGCGATGCACCCCACCACCGCGCAGAGTAATCGACTGCTGCACTATGCCGAGGGGCGCGCGATCTTCCGACAGCTCTGCGCGGGGAAAGAGCCGTTCACGTGGCGACAGGTGCCCGGCCTCACGAGCGACGGTTCGCCAGCGGTGCTGCACGAGCGCATCATCGCGCAGCTACGGGAAAAGCCGCTGTGCGTGGAAGTGGGCGTCGCCCAGGGGCGCAGCCTCGCGTGCATGGCGCTGCTCGCGGAGTATCGCGGCGGGCGGGCCATCGGCGTCGATACCTTCGCCGGCACCAGTGGCGAAGCGATCGACTATCCGCGCGACATGGAAGCGCTGTGTCGCACGCACCTCGAAACCTGTGGCGTCGAGCCGCTGCTCATCGTCGCGGAGAGCACCGAAGCGGTGAAAGCCTGCCACGCTCACGCCGACTACATCTTCCTCGATGCCGCGCACGATTACGACAGCATCCGCGCCGACCTCGCGGCGTGGTGGCCGGCGGTGCGGCCGGGTGGTTTCCTCGCCGGTCACGACTACACGCACGCCGAGGGCGTCCGCCGCGCCGTCGATGAAGTTTTCCCCACCGCCGAAAAATTCGGCGAGTGCTGGTTCATTCAAAAGCCGATCCAATCATGAAACCCACGCTCTCGATCCTCATCCCTACCGTGCCGAGCCGTTCGCACGAACTCTCGCAACTGATCGGTCACCTCACCGCGATCGGCGCCGACGATCCAGCGGTGGAAGTGCTCGCTTTCTCCGACAATCGCAGACGGTCAATCGGAGCGAAACGACAGGCGCTGCTCGATATGGCGCGCGGGGAATATGTGGCTTTTTGCGACGACGACGACTGGCTCGCGGATCCGTATTTCAGCGAGATCCTGCCGCGTTGCGAAAGCGGGCCGGACGTCGTGACCTTTGAGCAGATCGCCACGATCAACGGCGTGGAAGGCCGCATCGTCTTCGATGCCACCTGCCGAGTCGATGAGCCGTGGAAGCCCAACGGCGTCGCGCGGCGGCGCCCGTGGCACGTGTGCGCGTGGAAACGCTCGCTCGCGCAGCGTGGGCTCTTCACCGAGATCAACTATGGCGAAGACGCCGCATGGGTCGCGCAAGTCGCTCACCTCGCGCGCACTACCCTGCACGTCCCGCGCGTGCTGCACTACTATCGCCACGATGCGAAGACCACGCTGGCGCCGGCCTGATGTGCTAGTTTGACACCATCCAAGGGCGTCCTTGGTTGCATACTCTCGATGAGGGAGGGAAAAAATCGCCGCGGTTCCTTAGTCGTTTTCGGAGCCGCGGCGTTTTGACTTTCACGGGTGGGCGATGAGTCTCTCCGCTGCCGGTTTCACTTCGCTCGCCACGCGCATCGTCGCGGCACAGGTCGCCGCGATGCCGGCCACGCTCACCTTCGGCGGGTCGGATTACGACTGCGCGATCGATCCGGGTGCCTATTCGCACGCGCTCGAGATGATGGGGCAGAACCCCGGCCAATCGCTCGAGGTGCTCGTCGCGCATAGCGAAGGGCTCACGCCCGCGCTGGATCGGCAAGTGACCATCTCCGGCACCACCACCGGACAGCTCGAGGGCGTGGTCTTCCTCATCCGCGCCATCGTGCAGCACCCGAACCTGCCCGCGCACGTGCTCACCCTGGAGCGTGTGCCGTGAGCGAGACAATCGTCGTCACTGCGGAAATCCGCAATCTCATGCGAATGCTGGACGATCTGACCAAACTGGGCGGGCCGGATGCGGGCGAGATCATCCGCCGTCGTGGCGGGCTGCTCGGTCGAGTCTGCGCCGAGCGGGTGCAGCCCGTCACGGACAAGGAAACCGGCGGACAAGTGACTGAATCGACGGTGAAAGCCAGCGGAACTTCACCGGCGACTCGGCAGATGGGTGAAAAGGCGATCTTCAAAGATTTGCGCCGTGCATTCGACGTGCTGCGCGGCGATCGGATCATCGGCCCGGCGCGGAATCTGCCGGAAAAGGTAGTGCTTCGGACGAAGGCTGGGAAGACCATCCTCGTCGATCGGGCGGTGCTGGCGCAGTCGCAATCGCAAATGTTCGCGCATCACCAGAGCCGCCGGCTTCCTTCCAATGGGCGCACCAGCATGGCGGGTTTCCGGCATCAGACAAAAGGCCGCTGGAAATCGCGCGAGTTGCTTGTCGTTCCGCAGTCGTGGTGGAATTCCTATTTGCGAGAAGTGAAGGGCAAAGTCGGATTGGCCAAGTCTGCTTTCGTAACCGCCGCGCGCATGATCCCCGGTGCGCAAGGTCTGGGGAAACTGCCGCGCTGGATTCTCCGTCATTCGGCACCCGGCATTGGTATAGACCGCACGCGCGGCGACGATCCGCACGTGATCCTGCAAAGCCGCCTCCGCTATGCGAGCAAGGTGCTTTCCCAGCGGCAAGTCGCCGGAATCGGCAACGCTTTCAGCAAGATCCTCACCAAAGACATCCGCGCGCAGATCCGCCACCTCAAAGAAAAGCACCGCGCATGATGCTAAGCCGCCATCGCCGCGGCCAGCGCGGTTTTCACCTTCAGCAGCGCGCCGGTGCGGCCTTTGCGCCACGTAGCCGCCGGATGCACGGCGACCAAACCTTCGCCGCCGACGGCCTGCACCTGCGCGAGCAGCTCGAGCGCGTGATCGGTGCTGCGGCAGGTGATGATCTCCACGCAATCGCTCCACACGGCCCGCGCGCGCGACATGCGCTGCGTCCAGGTGCCACCGCCCGGCGCATCGAAGGCGATAAAGCGCAGCGAAGCATCGAGCCGATTCAAGCGGACCGCGGTATTCACTCGATCGAAGGTAGCGCGCCCCGCGTAAATCTCGCCGCTCAGCGCCACACCGGCCGGAAGCTGCCATGCGCTCGGCACCGCGAGCTCGCGGCCGCTCCGCGTCCAAAGTCGCGCGCCGTCCCACTCCGCGCGCACGCCGTCGAGCTTTTCAGAAAGCAGCCACCCGGCGAGGTCTTCGCCCATCCAGTCGCGGCCATGCTGCATGTCGTTTTCGTGCATCGCGCAGCGATCATCACCCACACCCGAACCAAAGCAACCTCAAAATGAACTCCGTCGGACATAAACTCGAAGCGGCGCTGAAGTCTTACGTCGCGGCCAACTGGAAAGGCACGGGCGAGCCGCTCAATGGCGCCACGCTCTACCGCGGGCACACGCCGGACGAACAGAGCACGCGCGATAAAGTGGGCTTCTACTTCGGTGCCGTCGGCGGGCCGCACGCGCAGCAGGGCAGCTACGAGATCCCCGTGCAGATGATCGTCGAGACGTCGATGGCCAAAGCCGCCGGCACCGAGACGGAAGCGAGCCTGCTCCTGCTTCACGGGCAGCGGGTCGAGGCACTGCTCGGCATCTTCAGCGATGCGCGCGTGGCCACAGTGGCGGCGGCGCTGATGGCGATCGATAGCGAGCTCGGCGTGTCGGCCTATTGGCACGAGTCGGCCACGGAGGAGAATAACGACTTCGCGCTGCGGACGGTGATCACAAAGGTGTTTGCGGCGCATTTGGTTTAGAGGTCAGAGCTCAGAGCTCAGAAATCAGAACTCAGAGGGCAGAACTCAGATTTCTGCATTCTGCCTTCTGCCCTCTGATTTGACAGCCCCGTGCGGTTGTCATGGCTACCACACCGACTCAACGCGGCACATCTTTCAAATACGAGGCAGCGCCGACCGCGACGGCGTTTCTCATCGATGCCAGCACCTACAAGCGGACCAACCCCGAATTCCAGAACCGGCAGACCATACTCGACAATAACAACGAGGACGCCTGTGAGGTGTTTCAAAATCCGGCCGACATGATCGAGTGCGAGGCCACGGTGAAGAGCGGTCAAACGGCGCCCACGCACGGGTCGCTCGTCACGCTCACATTTCCCGATGCATCGACGGTGGAATATGTCGTCATCGATCCGCCGCAGGTGACGGGCTTTGGCATGGTGCAACGCGTTTCGCTGAAACTGAAAAAGGCCGTCGTCGATTACTCTCCTAGTCGCGGGCACCTCCCGCGATGCAAGATCGACTCGCTCAGCATTTCCTGCCCGCCGAGGCGACGCTCCTCGGCTGCCGGTTGCAGCCGTTCACGCTGTGGCATTGGCGCACACTCGCCGCGCTCGGGTCGCCGCTGTTCTGCGATGCACCGGAGGGGCTCACCTTCGAGGATCTCGTCGTGGCTGTGCGCGTGTGCACGCTTCCGCCCAATTCGCCGGCGGAGGCCATCACGCGTGCGCTGCGTGTCGGGCCGTGGGATCAGATGCGGCTGGCCTATTACCGCCGCTTTGAGCATTTCGACGATCTGATCGAAACGTGGTTCGCCTATTTCGGTCACTACGCATCCGGCCCGCAGCCGGTCAATGATCTCAATGGCAACGCGGCCAAAGCGCATCCGTGCATGGTGCTTTTTGCAGGGCTGATGTCGCTTGGCTATTCGCGCGCGGATGCGTGGGCAGAGACGCCTGGGCTCGCTCGGTGGATTCTGGCCGGCGCGCTGGAGGCCAAAGGCGAGCAGCTCGCCATCGTGAGCGATAGCATGATCGCCGATGCCCGCCGGGCCGGTTATACCGAGGAGCAAATTGGACGATGAGCACGGTGAATGTCGTTCTCGGGCTGAAAAACAGCCAGTTCAAACAAGGGCTGGCCGATTCGCGGAAGGACGTAAAACGCTTCAAGCAAGAGGTTGGCGACGGCGGTGGAATGATGGGCGCGCTGGGCAAAGCCTTTGCCGGGCTGGCCATCGCCGACACCATCAAGCAGGTGGTGGACTACGCGGACAACATCAGCGATCTCAGCGACCGGCTCGGCGTCGGATCGGAAAGCCTGCAAAAATGGGGCAAGCTGGCCGAACAAAACGGCAGCTCGCTCGAGGGCGTCGGCAAAGCACTGGGAAAACTCACCGTGGCGCGGGAGGACGCGCTCGCGGGCAACACGGCGCTGATCGATACGTTTAGAAACCTCGGGATCTCCGTGGACGATCTGCGCTCGATGAGCGTCGACGAGATCATGGCCAAGATCGGCCGCGGATCGATGAATGCCGCCGATATGGTCGGCGTGCTCGGCAAGGAAGCCGTGGCGCTTCGGCCCACGCTGGAATCGGCGGCGGAAGGTGGCCTCGGCAAAATGAGCGCGATGAGCGCCGACACGATCAAGACGCTTGGTGATGCCAAAGATCAAATCGTGGGCTTTGCCGGGATGCTCAAAGACAAGCTCGGCGAAGCGCTGGGCTGGGTCATCAACAAGTGGAAGACCTTCAACGAAACGCTGGGCGCGACCTCGGCGGCGCTGTCGGAAGTGATGAAAGGCAGTTCATGGAAAGACGCCTGGGCGACGTCACAGAAAGCGCTCGATCAGATGCGCGCGGAGAATGCCAAACCGCAGGCGCCGAAAAAGCCGCGTGATTTCGACACCAGCGACACGCGCGCAGAACAGAAGCGGAAGCTCGACGATCAAGCCGCCAAAGCGCAGGAGGAAGTGGCCAAAGCTCGCGAGGAGCAGCGGCAGGCCGTGGACGACGCGCTGCAAAAGAAAAGCGACGACGTGCAGCTCAAAATCTGGGATCGCTTCAAGCTATCCGCCAGCGCGCGGCATGCGGCCGAGCGGCAGGACCGCCGCGACGAGCGCAACCAAGCGCGGGCAGATCGGCAGTTTGCTCGCAAGTTTGGCGACGCTGAACTGCAGCGCGTGCGCGACCTGCGCGACCCGGTGAAGCAGGCCGAAGCAGCTCATAAAAAAGCGCTGCAAACCAGCGAAGAGAAACTGGCTGGCATCCAAGGCGAGCTTTCGATGATCAATAACAAGATCGACCTGCCCACATGAAAATCGCGCACGAAGGCCCCAGCACCGATATTTCCGCGCAGACGGTCTTTCGCCCGGCGCTCACGACTCTCGTGCTGCAAGCGGGCTCGACGATGCCGACGGATGAATTCGGCGTCACCACGCTCACGCGGCGGTGGAAATGCCGGCGCGATCTCGCGGCTGGCTTTTTCGCGCGGCGCGGCGATACCGACTTCCAGTTTCCCGACTTGAAGCTGATCGACTACACCACGACCGAAGAGGGCGCGATCTCGACCATCGAAGAGCGCTACAACGGTTTCATCGGTGGTATCGATGCGCAGGTGCCTTTCGTGCGCGAACGGATCTCGAATCAGCTGAAAGAGGTGCAGCTGCACAATGCGTCGGGCTCGCTCACGCTCGTCTATCGCTGCCCCACGCTCGTGCGCGAGTGGGTGAGCGACCGCGAGCCGCAGTTCGACGACCTCTACTACTACAAGGGCCGGCTCACGCGGCCCGTGCGCGTCGAGTTCTTCCGCGATCCGAGCGGCTTCACGATGACGGGCAAAGGCGTCACCGCGGCGCTGCTGCGGCTGTTCAAATTCGAGGTGCGCAACATCCGCGTCGACACCGACCCGGTGCCGGAGGGTCACATCTTCCGCGTGCGCGAAGTGGTGGAGCGGCAGATCGTGCAGGAGAACGACACGAACGCCGCGCTCCTCGGCGGGCTGGGGAATGTGCTATGAACGACGGATTCAACCCGAAGAACCTCGATCAGCCGGTGGACCTCTTCGCGGGGGGCGTCTTCCAGGCGTTTCGTGAGCATCTCAACCGGCTTGTCGCGCGCGTGAACTATCTCGGCACCCTGCTGAAGCCCGACCGGGCCGGCGCGGGCGCGAGCGTGGGGCAGCCGCAGGTTGTCGTCTGCAATATCAATGGTCAACCCGGTTACATGAGGGTGTATGCGGCCGGAAAGCCGGTGATCATTGGAAACTATGATCTTACCCCAGGCACCGGTAGCTTCCAATCGAGTGCCTAGCTCGATCAACATCATCGGACTGGACGCGCCGAAGTCATACGGCGCCGAGTTTTGGCCGCCGACCT